CCGAATATATAAAACTTGATGACATCTCTAATCTCCTATCGTATTAAATAGTTTAACGACGTCGTTTCGCCATTTCTTTCTTATGTCTCGCAATAGCTCTTTTCTTTGCTAGTCTCTTTTTTACAGAAGGTTTGACATATTCTCTTCTATCTCTTGCTTCTTGAATGATTCCAAGTTTCTTGCATTTTCTTGAAAATTTCTTAACGGCTCTCTCGACAGATTCGCCTTTTCTAATTTTGTATTCGTAGTTATAACCCATTACTTCTTCTCATTCATCTTCGCCCAAATGGCAGATGTTTTATTCATTAATTTTGAAATGTCCACTCCGGGATCATTAGGAGCAACTCCGCTTAAAGCACCTTGTCCTTGTGTATTGGTCTCTGCTGGTACGGGTGTCGTTCCTTCAAAAAGGTTGACTCCATTGTAGGCACTGCGGCCAATGGAATCCATTAGCGTCTTTCTTTTTGCCGCAAGTCTTGCTTTGGCTTCCTCATCGGTTTCCAAACGAGGCTGTGGCTTTTGGTATTGCCGCTGCTCTACAATTTGTTGAGCGGGGACCTGTTGTGTGCCCCTCATAACCTCAGCAATAATAGAAGAAAGAGTTCCATCTTCGAACATAACTTCTTTGATGCACTCTTTAATCAGCGGCTTCAATATTTTTTTCAATTCGTTTTTATTCATTTTTACTCCGCTGCTTGGGTGTAATTGGCGCCATGAAAACCTAATTCATCAGCTAAAGCTTTTTCTAAAGACGATTTTAACTTTTGTATATAACCTTGGTCTGCTGCTAAAGAGTTATCTTTTTTCATTTTTTTAATTAAATCAAAAGGCTCCAAATATCCATCTCTGTCTAACATTTTATAAATAACATTTCCAAAACCCCAGTTTTGGCTAACATATCCTTGCTCTGTTGATTTAAAAGCTTGGCTTCTAACAGATTTCAAAGAATCTTTTCTTTGATAAGTTTTCAAACTTGCTTGCAAGATTTCATCGGGATTTTGTGTAGAATTCAAAACATCTAAAAGTTCTTTAAAATGTTTTTTCAAATTGGCCTCGACTTTTGCATAAGCTTTTTGTTCGCGACTACCAGCACCCATTTTTTGATTATACATTTGTTTAGCCTGTTCAATATCAGGTTTTTTCAGCCATTCTTCAGTAACTGGGTCATAAGCTGCGTCAACATTTTCATAACCCAAATTGTTTTCCATTGGCTTGAATTGATATGGTCTGCTACTACCTTCTGGTCCTTGAAAATTTGGAAAAGCTAAGTTTTTTTCTAACCACTTATCAATCGCACGTTGCTGCTTGCTGTCCATGCCCGGAATCACCAAAGAGACATCAATATCAGACCCCGGACCATATTGATAAGTCACAGCAGCTCCAACAACGAAAGCTTCTGTTATATTTAGATTCGGAAATTCACTTGACACCCAAGCTTTTGCTTTGTTGATACCATCTAGTAATTTACTAGAAACATCTGATACTAATTTTCCTTGATCATCAAAGATATCAGATAATTTATCTGCTACTACGTCGACGATAGCTTCATTAAATTTACTTTCTTTTAAAAACTTACGCCAGTTTTCAAATAGTTTTTGTTGTTTACCAAAACTTGAATAAATCATAATATTAATCCCTCAAAATTTTATCAAATAAATTATCAATTTTGTTTTCTTTATGTTCTCGCATCCTAATCGGACCAGCATTATAATCCTTTGGATAAACGAAAGCATTTGGAGTTGAAGGCTCGGAGACAATATCAAAGCAGATCAATTGGAAGTCGTTCTCGACGACGGTCTGACCTGCTGACTCTCTAACCGAACCAAGTCCTCTAGAGGAAATGCCAAGCTTAACTCCAGCATTAATTAGTTCTTTTAATGTTCTTCCGGAAGGTGTGTCAAGAACTTTGATTTTTCCCATCACATCCTTGCCTTCCCACCATACATCTGTGATAATATGAGAAACATTTTTGAGATTTACAACAGAATCGTCTGGGTGGTCAAGCTCGCCGCAAGCGCGATTATCATCAACGATTTTTTTATAATTCTTCATCTCGCGATTTAGAACATCATAAGGATAGACTCGTCCGTTTCCATTTTGCTTATCAGCAGTTTGGATACGACCGGTCAGATACATCGCGCCATTAGAAATCTCACGCTTCTCTCGTTCGGTCAAGAGATCGGGGCACATACCATTGGGGCATAGTTCATAAAATTCTGTTAATAATTTTTTAGACACTTTCTTCTCCAGCTAATTGTTTAATCATTTCTCTGTTATCTACACTAACTATCTCGTCGAAACCTTCATCTTCCGAAACATTAGCAAAAGATGAGAACATTCTATCAAAAGCGGCAGGAGGAATTGTCTTTGACTTGCCCATTCTTTTGGCTGCTTCTGCTCTTTTAGCAGCAACTTTCTTAATAAAATCTTCAGCGCCTTCGAATTCAAAAACAACAGCAACTTTTTTATAATTGTCCTCGGAACCTTCAATAGCCCGAAGAGCTCCTTTGCGAGCACCGGCGTTCATATTGGTCATATCAACAACAATATCTTGTCCACTTGGAACAGCACCAGCAACTCTTTCATTAAACTGTGAGAATACTTTTCCGTTTGCTTCAAGAACCTTTGAGAATGAAAGAGGTTGCCAAGACATATAAGAAGGTGATTGAACAACTTCTCCGTACTTTTCATCTGAGTCTCCAAGCTGCGCATCCTTTGGAGGAGCTGCAAAGAGATCATCGTAAGTCCAGCCATATTCTTGAGCAACGCTTTCGACAATATCATCTCTATTGACAATATAAGGATCATTATCAAATGTGTTTCTGATCCAAGTTGATTTACCAATAGACGGAGGCCCAACAAGAACAAAGATTGTTTTTTGTCCTTCTTGTGATTCTTTTAAAAACTGTCTCCATGATTCCATTAATAATTTCATTTGTATCCTCAAAAGAAAAGCGGGCGCGACCCGCCCGAGTTAAGATCCGCTGCAACAGCGACGAACTGGTTGTAACATCCATTTCTTATTCATTTTATGCTCCTTTGAGAATATGTGGTGCTAATTTTTCGCCAACTACTGACAATATACGAGTTGCTGTTGTTGGGTCTTTTTGTTTGATCGATTGATAATATTGTCTAGCAGCATTTACATCACCATCGAGAGATAATTGTTTCAATAAATAATAAGCGTGATATATATCCGGACTTTTTGATTTATCGGATGCCTCTGGGCGCTTCATAGCGTTAACGATGCGGGTGGCGATTGCCTGCGGGCTGTCGTCTTCTTCATTCATAACTTTATCAAGTTCTTCCTTGATAATTTGTTTTAGTTTAGCAGTTGTAAGTTTCATTTTTTGTCTCCATTATTAAACTTAATTCCATCATCATTCACAAGCATACTTAAAAAATAAGATGTGCCTGACGCCATCCATCCACAAATTAAAAAGTTTGCGAATGTGTATTCAAATGTAAATAGTTCCGTAAAGCCGTTTAAGGTAAATAAAAGGGCTCCAACCCAAAATCCCATACACATTGGGCAATGCCAGACTTTACCCCATCCACGATAAGCATCCTTCGCAGGACGAATCTGATCGAAAATCGAACCATAGACAAGGATTTGAGTTAGACCATATGCGGCCAGAATAAACCACAGCCAGCCAGCATCAAATTCTAAAAAATTTACGTTCATTTTTACCTCTAATAATAATATCCGTTGTACGGATAAGCTCCAAAGATATAAGGACGAATTGAGCCTTTCTCTTCTTCTTGAGGAACCTCGCCAAGTTCTGTTGAATTATCACGATCAGGATTTGTTAAAGAATCATCATACATTTGTTCATAATCATGAACAGTCTCAAAATATGGTCTCTCGCTTTCAATCCATTCTGATATTTGATTAAGAATCAAAGGATAAAGTTTGTCTGACATTCCGGGATCTTTCATTTCAAGCAGCTTCCCTTCGAGAGAACCATAGACATTTCCGCCTTGAATTGTATCGTAAGCAATGATTCCTTTTGTTCTCAAACGTTCCATTAAACGAGAAGACGTTCCGTAAACAATATCAGTCGCCAAGTCTTTAGCAAAAGTTACAATTTTCTTTTTCTCCGCCATTAGCACAATATCAATATCAGGATGATCGAAGATCATTAGATCGCCATTATGAGCTTTTCTAATATTGAGATTGAATTTGAGCTCGTGAAGATTGGGGTTGTTAATTGTGACGCCAATGTTCGGAGACGTATTGATGCTAACCCCGATTGTTGTGTCTCGAGGTTCGGGTGCCGGAGCACTTCCAATCTTTACATTAATGCTCATTTTTTGTTACCTCATGCACTAAATCTTGGATGTAAAACAGATCCCTAAGCATTTGTTCGTCTAAGCGTCTTTCCTTAAAACTATTGAGTTTATCCACAACTTTTGAGGCATTCTGAGCATGTGTGCCTTCGGTCAAGGTTTGAAGGGAAGATCGGAGACGATGGATCTCTTCGTTGATAAATGACTTAAGACCAACGCCATTGTCCGAGAACGAAATAATAAAGTTTGTCAAAAGTTCTCTCTGCTCTTTGCGAAGAGACTCTGCGTAGGTATCATTGAACTTATTAACAAAGGTTTTGTATGTGAGGTTGTCAATATGCTTCATCTTGGACTCAACAAGAGTTTCTCTTCTGAACTCGACAACTCTGTGTTCGATAAGCAGACGCTTCTTTGCTGGAAGCTTCTCTTGTTTGAAGAACATATCGGCTGTTGCCATGTTCTTATAATTTCCAATAAAGTTATTCCAAATTGCTGGATTAAAAGATTCATTCATTAATTTGATAAGCTTGGTTTGAGCATTGAATACTTTTTTTCTATCAAGATTATCATAATCTTTTTTGATCTCATAAATTACACGAAGAGACTTTGCGTATTCTTTTTCTCCTGTTCCCTCGAGCAATGAGTTATAGATATCGAGGTCTCTTTTAAGTATAGTTCCTTTCTTGAAATTTTCCTTAATAACAGAGGTAATTCTTTTTTTTTCGTACTCATCATTGCGTACAATTGCTTTTGTCAATTCTTTAACTAAACATTCGTAAAGAAAAGCGGTATTTCTTTTCTTATTGTGCTTCATGCTTATCATCCTTTTTCGTTAGGCTTTCTAATAACACTTTAATATCGTTACTCAGAGTAAATAGTTTCTCTTCTTCTAAGTTCTCGTTTTGTTGGTTTTCTTGATACATGCCCTTGGCTAGGGTGTCTAAGCCACCGAATCCTGTCTTTCCCGGAAAAGTGGTTCTGGCTGTTGAACCTCGAATTTCACCGCTTGTTGCGACATTAGATAGTTGCTGAGACCTTCTTGAACGACGTGGCTTCTTTTGCATTTTATAAGGACCTCTGCGATTTGGTCTCGCATTATCATCTCTCTTCGCAGGAGGCTCAGCCAAAAGCGTGGTTTCTTCGTCACCACCACCTCCTGCTGGTTCTGCTGCGGGTTCTTCACCGCCTCCTCCGAGGTCTCCAAGGTCACCAAGATCTTCGCCACCTCCACCGAGGTCGCCACCAAGATCACCACCGAGATCACCGCCCAAATCTCCAAGGCCGCCTCCACCTCCAGTATCAGCGCCAGCTTCTCCTTCAGGAGCAGCAGCAGCTTCGAGAGCGACAGCAAACTTTTTATCATGAAACATTTCGCGTTGACAACGAATAAACTCATCAGCAGACATCCCAAACATATGCTCTGCAACCCATCGCTTCGAGAAATATCCTTCGGTTGCGTTCGAGGCAACAGCGAACTTTTTATCCCAATGCTCGAGCTCTTGAAGCTCTGCTATTTTTGATGGATTGTTTAGGGCCAACTTGAAGGAAAGCAAATCATCTCCACGGAAGCCGAGGGTAAATAGATGGATAATTCCAATTTTCTCTAATTCTGCGATAACAACTCTCTGAAGTCTTTGAATGGTTCTTGCGAAACGAATGTCTTTTTGAGCAAGAGTTGTCTTATCCTCGGTTGCTCCTTCACCCATTGATAGATATGATTGCGGAATCTTGAGAGCAGAGAACAATTTGTCTCGGAGATACTTAACATCGTCAATCCCGCCGTTATATGAAGATCCGGGCAGACTTGAAATATCCGAGGCTGTTCCGCCACGAACAGGAATAAAATAATCTTCCTCGATTGAAAGAGGATTATAACGAAGGTCAACACGACCGGTTGTTGGATCAACAACTTGATGACGCTTCATTTGAGTCATTACCTTCTGCATGTATTGTTCTACATCTTCCGGAGCAATGTTTCCAACATCAATTTTAAAAAGGCGTCTTTCTGGAGCTCGGACAATACGATAAGCCATCATGGCGTCCTCGAGCATTGTAAGTTGTCGCCAAATACGACGAGCAGGTTCGAGAACAGAAGTTCCATATGGAGCGTGCTTATCGTTGCCAAGAATACGGAAGTGAGCAACCTGCCAATTCTCAAAGGTCATCGCTGCCGAGTTCCATTGAAATTGAACATAATTAGGATTTGTCTCGTCTTCTCCTTCCATTCTTTCAACTTCTTGCGAGGGCAATCCAATACAATTTTGAATTCCTGCTTGTTCATCAATATCTAAATAAAGAAATAAATCTCCGTACTTACACATTGTTCGACACCAGCCGAAAAGATTGTAATCAATATTAAGAACTTTGTGATACAAATTTTGAAGAAGATACGAGATTTCTTCGTTTGAGCATTTGATTGTAAGCATTGGCTGAAGAGCAGAGTGAGTTGTCATCTCGTCTGCGTAGATATCCAAAGATGAAGCAATCTCGGGTGTATACTCCATTTCATCAAAATCAATATAACGTTCGGCTCTGTTTCTGGATTTATAAAGAGAAGAGTTTAATTGCGAAAGAGGAGCGTAGCTTTCCATTTTCTTGAATTGTTTTCCGGAAGCTGATCGAAACTTTCTCGCATACATATCCAAATGACGACGAGTTAGCTGTCGGCCTGTCTGTGTTCTTCTTGTGGTAATAGGGCCGGAGAAC